CCGGCTCAGTGGTAATGTAACTGGCGACCAGATGTCTTATTCTAGCCAATTTTTTGGTCTAGCCGTCTGGACCTTTTACACCTTAGCCAGTTACGGCGCTATCCTCCATTTTATAGATTCTTATGTTTATTGGTCTCGCTATTGGGATTTATCGATATTCCGGCCACTCGATCTATGTTGGGTGCTCATCACCTTCTTGGTCCAGCACTGGGTTGGTCGGAAAAGATTGTCTCGTTACCTTGACTCCCGCTCTACGCTTGTGGAAGCTGGGACCATCCGTGCTAGGTTCCGTTCCACTACCTTCCCTGAACTGAAAATTGACGAGTGTCACCCCCATGGCGCATCTGCTGGATTACGGTCCCAAGCCAATGCGTTCATTGAGAGTTTGTCCTCTGCCCTCGGGCGTGAAGTGTACTCTGTCTCTATGTCTCAGTCAGATGTTCGTCGCAATTGTCGCGGATCTCGCGATTTTTATAACGTAAAAGACTTGGCTATGCGCGCCAAGCACGACAAGATACGCCAGGTTGATTTGGTTAAGATGGTCGACGTAGATTATTACGCCGATATGCCTTACTACCTAACGCACAGTGTTCCGGTTGTGATTTATACCGCCACGCCACACCGTGCTGTCGTATCTGCCGTTGATTATTACACACGCTTTGATGTAGATAATAACCTTGTTACTTCTGTCATCGGTGGGTCACATTATGTCCACCCCCTTTGGGAGTATGCCGACGATGTAATCGTTGTCCAACACCCCAAGACGAAGGATTTCCATATTATCAACGTTGACAAACGAGCTGTGTCTGATGATCGGTCGATGATTTGTTTCACCCCTTTTAGAATCGTTCCGTATAGTATGCGGTTTCTGATGAAAACTCTCCTTGGGCCGTTGCCTGGCATTCGCCGGTTTACACCTGTCCAAGGTGATAATGTCGTCGTGCAGAGCTTCCGTAAGGGGGTCCACATGACGTCATTAGCTAAATTGGATTCCGTGTCTGATGTGTTCATCGACACCACTGTCCTACGTGGCACGATGCTACGGTTCCGTGACTCGAAGAAACCCAACGTCTCAGACGTTGAAAGTTTCCTTCGCACCAATGGCAGGCTACGCGACCCGGGTAGCAATGCTAGCTACGGACCCGAGGCATCAATGCTCTTTGACATGTTGCCGACCTTAGTGCTACGCCCATGCGTGGCGCTGAGTGTTCAAGAAGTGTATGACCCGACCTACGTTCCCTTCGACTCCTCGTTCGTCTCACATGACGGGTCTGGCGCCCGTGTTATATTTCCACCCTACCTCGACAATGCCTATGCCCCTGCGCGTGGTGCGTGCTCAGATGCCGCCACCAAAAGACAACGCATTGACGACGTGCGGTCTGATATTAGCTCCGTTCCCCCGTTTTACGACGCAGCAGTCGACGAATTTCTCCGATTCTTAGTCCCCACACCACACTGTGGCAGCCCCCTCACTTTTGAGCAGGTTGATGCCGCAATGAAGCGCCCCACTCAGCGTTCCAACTTCGAACGTGTTATTGGATGGTTGTTTTCCGACAAAACCTTCACTGTCACCGCTTTCCAGAAACGGGAAGCTTATACCAAAGTTGCTGCCCCTCGCAACATATCTCAGGTACCCGGGCGTGACAAGGTTATTTGGTCTTCTTATACGTTACAACTTGCCTCAGTTCTCAAACTAACTGATTGGTACGCTTTTGGCAAAGATCCCGTCGCTATCGGTGCACGGGTCAACAAGGTGTGCAGCAATGCACAATTTGTCGTTCCCAGTGATTTCTCCAAGTTTGACGGTACTATCTCCCCATGGTTGCGATCCGCTGAGAAACGGTTAATTGCACGTTACTTTATTCCCGCTCACCATGACGAAGCTTTCCTCCGACATTCCCGACAGTTTGACGCCGCTGGCTACACAGCCTACGGACTGAAGTATGATACCGGGTCTGGACGACTCTCAGGCTCAGCCGAGACGTCTGTGTTCAATAGCTTCGATAACGCCCTTGTTGCTTATATTGCACTGCGCAAGGAACTTTGCCCGATTGACGCATGGAGCGCACTCGGTATCTATGGTGGCGATGATGGTATCACCCCTGGCCTCGATCTCAGTTATTATACTAAAGTCTGCACGAAGATTGGTCTTAAAGTTAAGGCTGAGTCGATTAGTTCTGGACCTGTCACCTTTCTCGCTCGCACCTACCCGGACGCCTGGACGTCTTGTGGTTCTATTGCCGATCCTAAGCGGGTCGTTGGTAAACTGCATGTTTCGTTTTCTCCAGCTTCAGTATCCGATAATGAGGTGTTGTACCGCAAAGCAGCGTCCTTGGTCATCACAGATAGTTGCACCCCCTTCATTGGGTCTTGGGCGAAGAATGTCCTGAGGCTCCTCCCTAAGGTTAAGCCTACCGGCGCATCGCTTGGCGATGTTAGTTGGTGGGCACTCCCTGAGGTTGAGAAGAGTGGTGTGAATCTACAACCATTCATGTTAGACCCCGTGTTCACACCACCAACGCCTCAAATGGCGTTGATCACCGTAGCCAATGCGCTAAACGTGCCTTGCTCTCAGATTACTGAGATCGAGGAACGGTTTGACGCAGCCACCACGCTGAGCGAGATGTGGATGCCGGAATTATTCGTGCGTGATCTGATGGTTGTTGAAACTCCAGCTTTCTTCCGTGGTGCCTTTCATAGACCCCCCCGCGATGGGACTAAGCCCCCTGCCACCGGCTTGCTCCCCACCCCCCCTGGCTCGAAGCGTGTTCTCAGGGGTGGTCGCACTCCATCTTCCAAACATGGCGTCAGAAGTGCCAGTCCTGTGAAACGGACTGTTGCACACTGACGCTAGACAAATCAAACCCCAACTCGCTCACTACTTATCGCGCGGTGCACCCAGGCCGCGCGGTAAGTTCATTCATTTGATCTCTTTTCATTCTTTACACATTTCATGAAACCTAAACCTAAACAATCAAGAAAACCACGACCACAACACCAACCTAAACCAAAGAACACTTGGCAACGCGTTGCTAAGGAAATGGGCTCCCTTGCTCTTTCCACTGCACGTAAGGTTGTACCTCCACCATACAATTTGTTGTTGGGAGGGGGTATGTATGATATCACGCAAAACTCACTTACTGACGCCGTCAGACCTTCTGAAAATGGCTTGCGTGTGCAAGTTCCATCTATGCACTCGACCAATGAGTCTGTCGTTCTCCGTCACTCTGAGTACCTCTTTGACTTATCATCATCATCTCTCTTCACGACAACATCCGTCTCCATAAATCCTGGTATCGAGGGTTCATTTCCCTGGTTGAGCAGTATAGCCACCAACTTTACCGAGTACAAGTTCCGTGGGCTCGCTTATGAGTATCGCACCACCAGTGTCGACGCGCTCAATTCGATCAACACCGCACTTGGTTACGTTGTGATGGCTCCTGTTTATAACCCTGACTATCCCACACCCACGTCTAAGATTGCCCTTGAGGCACAAATGGGTGCCGCATCCGGCAAGCCATCCAATGACATTCTCTGTTTGGTTGAGTGTGCCACTAATAACCCCACTAAGACCCTTTACGTCCGCGATGGCATTGCCGTCCCGTCTACCCCACTTATGTATGATCTTGGCCAGCTTGTGATTGCTACGGGAGGCCAGCAAAACGCCAACGTAATTGGTGAGGTCTGGGTTACTTACGAAATTGAGTTGTTTAAACCTAATTTCTCATCCGGTGCTCTCTTATCAAACGCTAACTACGCGAGGTACACTTCTACTAGCGCTACCAATGCCGCTCCACTCGGCACCTCGCGGTCAAAGGCTTACGACAACTTCTTCGGTGTCCCGACCCCTGGGCTTGCGATTAGCAACACAGTCATCATCATACCGTCTGGTAACATTGGCACGTATGTGTTACAGTTACACTGGTATGGTGCTCCCGTTACCTGGGTCCCTCCCGTTGTGACTTATTCATCTGGGTTGTCTGGCGTGCGTACTTACACTAATGGTACTTCTGATTTAATGATTTCTCCATTCAGTGGAGCCTTAGTAACCACCACTACTCAATTGACAGTTTGTTTTGCCATCACTAACCCAAGCGTTAACAATACGTTGACCATTGGTACTGCTGGCACTATCCCCACTGGAAACCTTGATATCCTTCTTGTACAAATCGACGGCAATGCCGTTTGATCATTCATTTTCATGTTCATTTCATTTGTTATTCATTTATGGCGAGTTGGCCATTCTATTTACTTTGACTTTTCTTATCTCCTCCGTTAGTCTGACTCCAATCCCGTTTCAGACTTCCGCGCTACGTTAAGCGCGGCGACCTTAATAAAGCC